CTACTTTTATTTCTGCTTCATATTTAGCTTTTAAAGCGTCAATAAATTTATCTCTCATTACTCTGCTCCTTTAAATTGGTAGTATTTATTTTCTACTAATTCCTCATCATCAAAATAAGGATTAGTTTTTGCTGCCATAGATTCTCTGGCATCTCGTATAGTTTGATTTAACGTTCTACCTTCACGCAAACAACCTGCAACGAAATCTTCTACTTCTAGAACTGCTTGTTTAACTTGCCCCATTATTAACCTCCTTGATTAATCTATTTAAATACCATTGTGCTTTTTCTAAATCTTGTAATGGCTCTCCTTTAAATTTATAACGAGAAACATATTTTAAAACATTACCTTTAAGATATCCATGATATTCATCGCTAGTCATACAATCCCTTATGACTTCTATAGTTTCTTTTTTACCATGCTTATAATGAGAGGGTGAATGCACATTATTATGTTTTCTTTCATTCTCATAAGACATATCATGCTTATGATCTTTTTCATACTTATAAGTTCTTTTAGAATCTATAGGCTCTTCAAATACATAATCTTTCCAAGACTTATCTTCTTCCATATTCTCTCCTTATAGTTTTAATATCTATTAACTCCATATTATAATTACCATCTTTAACTTCTTTTTTAAGTATTAAACCACTCCACCACATATGTTGAGTATCTCTAGCAAAATGTTCTGTATGATTTAAATAACATCCTGCAGATAGTGCATTTAATTTTTTACCATTTGGTAATGTAGATACTGCGTAATCTAATAAATGACTATGACCTACTGTAGCAGAAACTTTGTGCTTTGTCAAGATAGATCTTGCAATATTTTCACC